ACGTGTGTGAGATGAACACTATGGATCAACAGACATTTCGTTGTGCCAAGACCGCTTTCCAGAAAATATGATACCGCCGTAAGGAAAAAATTGCAATCAGTTCTCTGCTGGATTTTCCTCCAGTTGCGAAATCCGATGATCTACCGTCAGTACACGCATTTGCTGAATGGCGATTGCGTTGAGCTTTGCCAGACGCTCCGCCTGTGAAAGACCGTCGCCTATAAATACAGCGTTCAGGTTTTCAAGATTTGAAAGGCACACAAGCTGTGACACGTTTGCGTAGTCGCGGATGTTTCCTTTCAGCCCCGGATTCTCATCACGCCACTGCTTTGCAGTCTTGCCGAACAGCGCCATATTCAGCACATCGGCTTCACTGGCATATACCAGCGACATCTGCCGCGCCGACAACTCCGGCGGGATAAGATTTTCTTTGATTGCATCCGTATGGATACGGTAATTGATTTTTGCAAGATTGCGTTTGATGTCCCAGCCGAGGAGCTGCTGCTCCTGTTCTTTCAGCCGTTCAAATTCCTTGATCAGATAGATCTTGAATTCCGGGCTGATCCACATTCCAAATTCAAACGCGATGTCCTTATAGGCGTATGTACCGCCATATCGCCCGGCACGCGCCTTCAGACCGATGGCTTTGGTTTTTTCAACCCATTCCTTCACGCTGAGCTTATAGCTGTTGAGTCCTGCCTGACTTCTAATTATGGCGAATTCGCCATAAATTAAAATCCGGGTTGTGGATCTGCTCCCAAATCCCGAGGAACTCAACTGTATTCCGGTTACGAAGCCAATCAGAGATGAAGAAATCGCCATCCTTCGCTTTCAGCATGTCGGTCAGGGAAATATAATCCTTATCGTCAATCGTGGTCACGGAGATCTCCGCGCCATTGACCATGAGTTTGTTGCTCATTGGAGTACCTCTCTAACATCGTGCATGAAGGCTTCTTCGTTTTTTCCTATGGGTAAAACGAAGAAGCACATCGTACAACGGAACTGCAAATAGTGATTGGGACAATTGCCGCCACGACGCAATGGCAGCGTGCCTGCGCAGTGCGGAATTTTTCTTCTTATTATCAGTATAGCAGGTATCTGGCGCTGCGTCGAGAGATTTTTCCATATGTGCTGCGAATGCCAGCTTTTCCAGCAGAACAATTTTTGACCATTGCTGCTCTCGCGCCTGCTCCAGATACCATTTTCGCTCGTCTCGTGCCAGCTCCGCTTCCATGATGACCACATTCAGCGTCCAGCCGAGTTTCATTGCCAGCCGTAGGAGCGTTTTGTCATTTTCATAGACCTTATAAAAATCGCGCATCCGGCGCACGTTGCGCGGAGAAAAGCCTGTGCGGTCAGGGAATTTCGCCTGCAAAAACTCTGCCGCTGCGACTGCCGCGCCTTTCTCCGGCTGCTGGCTGATAGCTTTACCGATGGCGCAGATTTCTTCCATCTGCGGAAGATTCCGCGAGAGAATTGCGGTTAATTTCTGGTACATAACGCTGTAATCGGCAGGTTTTCTGACGTTCATGGCTTCTCCTTTCCACGCGGACGCGCATCGTATATTTCGTCATTTTGCGAATAGCCGGGTACTAGATTTTGTGGTATGATTGTCCTCGTTGTGTGAAAAACTTTTGGGAGGGCAAGCATGATGCAGTACACGGATACCGAAGCCGCTCTGATTGGCGGCCTGATCTCAACTTATTTCTTTCAGCCTGCCGTATCTGCGTCTTTGAAGGACGCTTACAGCCGTGTTTTGGAGCATCTGCACCAGAATGCGCTCACATCCTCCGACCTTCAGCAGATCCGAAAAGCGGTGAACTTCCTCATGCCCATGTGCCAGACCAACCGCCAGACCCAGCGGGAGCTGATGGGCGTCAATATGAAAACAACCGCGCTGCTGAACACGACGCGCTGAGAATTTTATGTGCTTCAGGGCAAAGAAAAACACGGCTTGCTGCCGCGCTTTTCTTTGCCCTGTTTTTTATTTAAGTGACTGCCGACATTCTTTCCCGCCCTTGAGGTGAACCAGCACCTCAGTTGCGGACAGGACTGTCACGCGCTCGACGAGCTGACGGACAGTGCTTTCGTTCCATTCCGTGACTGTGGTCGCTGCGGCTTCCAATGCCTGCTCTGCCTGCACCAGGCGGGCACAGGTGCGCTCTGCATCGGTGCTGCTTTGCAGAATGCTCTCTTTCTCTTTTTTGAGTTCCGTCTGCTCGGCAAGGATCTCGGCAAATTTCGCGTTGCAGCGTTCCTTGTCCTCTGCGTCAATGGCTTCTGCCAGAAAGCTTTGGAACTGCGCATCGAGCTGCGCCAGTCGGCGGTCGATGTCGGCCAAGCTCATCGTCTGCCCCTGCACTGGCAGCAGCTCCAATGACATGGCAGATTTGATACAGTCAAGCAGGACAGGCTTCTCGCTCATGGCTGCGTTGATGGCTGACAGGATCGCGTTTTGCAGCGGTTCTTCTCGCAGAGTCGGCGAGTCATGACAGTAGCGCTTTCCGTAATCCAGACGGCTGATGCAGCGCCATTCGTGATAGATATTTCCCTTGATATTCCGCGTTTTCCGGCGATAGAGCTTGCCGCATTCGCCGCAGACAAGGCGGTCGGATAAGGCATATTTGCTGGTGTAGCAGGAGCGGCCTGTCGCCGCCTGTTTGGAGTCGCTTCTCAGAGCGCTGCGCCGCGCCAGCTCTGCCTGCACCGCCTGGAACAATTCTCGCGTCACAATGCCCTCATGATGGTTCTGGATCAGGTATTTGGGAAGCTGCCCGGTGTTTTTGACAACCTTCTTGCTGATGACATCCGTGCTGAACGTCTTTTGCAGCAGCACATCACCGCAGTATTTTTCGTTCGTCAGGATACCCTTGACCGCGGTGATCGACCACGCCGTGCCGCCTGCCACGGTAGGCTGCCTTCCGTTCTCCAGCCAGTCTTTGAGTTCCCGGAGGCTTGCGCCGGCCAAATATCGCGTGTAAAGCTCCCGCACGATCTCGGCCTGCGACGGAATCGGTATGGGCTTTCCGTCCGCACCCTTTTCATACGCATATAGATTCTTGTACGCGATGGAGACCTTCCCGGCCTCCATCGCGCGTTTCTTGCCCCATTTGACGTTGCCGGAGATAGACTCACTTTCGGACTGCGCCATGGCACCGTACATCGTAATCATGAACTCGCTGTCAGGCGGCAGGGAGTTGATATTCTCTTTCTCGAACAGGACGCCAATGCCAAGGTTTCGCAAAATTCTTGTATAGTTGATGCAGTCGAGCGTATTCCGCGCAAAGCGCTGAATGGATTTCGTCAGAATGAGGTCAATTTTTCTCTGCCTGCACTGGCGGATCATGCGAAGAAACTCGGTACGCTTCTTCGTAGAAGTTCCAGAAATTCCTTCGTCGGCTGCTGTACAGAAAGGACTAATAAATTCACGCCGTGCAGGATTCCCGGCGCAAGGTTTCCATCAGAGCTTTGATCTCATCGACAAGGTTCAGCCGAATGTCCATGCGCCCGTCCGGGTAGATGGTGACGGAGTGCAGCAGCTCGATTGAGATTTCCCTGGTCAGCGCTGTAATACCTGCATAGCTCTTGAATTGCTCGATTACGGCATTGCCGCCGTCGTCGCTGCCGCTTATTTTGCGCTCCAGCTCCAAGACTGTGTGGGAAATTTCCTCCGCTTGCGCCGTCAGGGCTTTCTTTTGCGCAGCGAAGCTCTCGCGGGAGATTTCGCCCTCCACCAGTCCTTCATAGAGGTCTTGCAGCCGCTTGTCAAGCCGGGCTTTCCGGCTCTGGAGGGTCTGCAACTGTCGCTGCGCCTGTTTGCGGTCAAGCTGCCGCTGCGCCTGCCTTGTTTGCAGAAGCCGGTCTATGCTGACGGCGTATTGGGCGTAGACCTGTATGGTATCAACCACAGCTTCCAGAATATCGGCCTCCGGGACTCTTTCCTCCGAGCAGTCAAAGCCGGTATTCAGCCTTTTCGTGACGCAGCGGTAGGAGCCGTTCTTCTTATTGTCCCGCTGCATGGCGTGACCGCATACGCCGCAGATTACCTTACGTTTCAGCGGATTCCCGCCGCCCGTCATGACTTCTCGCTCCCTGTATTCCCGCATACAAATCTGCGCTTTTTCAAACAGCGCCTCCGACACAATGGCCTCGTGCCTGCCGGGGACGACAATCCAGTCATTGCGGGAGATTTTGACCGTGTGGGTGCTGCCTACAATGTCCCGGCTCCGTTTGCCGTACACCGTCTTTCCAATATACCGCTCGTCCCGCAGGAGCTTTGCGACCAGATTGGCCGTCCAGAAGTTATCCTCCTGGATGCTGCGCCACGGCGTCCTTGTGCAGCCTGCTTCGACCTTGTAGTTCTTCGGGGAGCTTATGCCCTCGCCGTTCAGCGCCGCCGCGATCTGCCATGTCTTTGTACCATCCGCCGCCATTTGGAAGATGCGCCGTACCACGTCGGCGGCTTCGGCATCTACCAGAAGATGATTTTTGTCCTCCGGGTCTTTGACATATCCGTAAGGCGCATAGGGACTGAGAAACGCCCCGCGTTCGGCTCTGGCCTTCTTTGCGCTTTTTACCCTGCGGGAGAGGTCACGGCTGTACAGGTCGTAGATCAGCGTCCGAAACGAGGTATCGAGGCTGTCGATATCCAGCGGATTGCTGCTGTCAAAACCGTCGTTGACGGAAATGAAGCGTACACCGAGGAACGGGAACACGCGGGAGATGTAGTCGCCCACGGTGAGGTAATCACGGCCAAAGCGGGAAAGGTCTTTTACTACGATGCAGTTGATCTGCCCACGCTTGACCTGCTCCAAAAGCTCCTTCACAGCTGGACGCTCGAAATTCGTACCACTCCAACCGTCATCACAAAATTCCAATATTTCAGAGCCGGCCAGCTCCGCATGACCGGATACATATTCCCGAAGGAGGCTACGCTGGTTGGATATGCTCTCGGATTCGTCCTTTTCGGCGGTTCTCAAATCCGCGTCCTCGCTGGATATGCGAAGATACATCGCCGTTCTCATGCGTCAGTTTCCCTCCCTTCCAGATATGTACAGAGCTCCTTGTATTCGTCCCGGTAGCGGAACACGATCTCGATATTGCTGTCACCGTCCACATACACACGCTCAATCA